GTTCCATGTACCATAGGATGTAACAATAGTACTTAATATTGGTAACAATGATGGAATTATCGGAGATTGTGGTAGCCGATCCTGAGACCTGGCCTCCATCTTTCTCGCAGAACCAACCACGAACGATAGTGATTCCGAACGAAACATTACGATAATAGCCGACGATTTTTGAAAAGAGATCATCGGTTCTCTCGGCTGGTGAATACATATACCAGCGGATATAGGCCACGTAGCAGAACCAATCTTTATGGATAGTATTGTCAAGGTTTGAAAAATCACTTAAAACAGTCACATTTCCACGGCTTTCGCTCAGAAGATGGCTCCGCACAAACTTGTCCCAGTCGAAAAATACGTTCATTCCGGCTAGACAAGGACTCTCAAACAGGTTGTGATACAGTTTGTCATTTTGCTCACCAAAAAGGTGAACGCCCATCATGACTAAACTTAAGCAAACGGAAACGAATATTCGTGTTTTATGAGCTAAAACACGCAATCGCTCCCGAATTTCTATTTTCAAACAAGCTTCATTAAAAGTCTCATAGCAAAATTTGTACTGCTCGTATGTAAGACCCAGGATGTTATTAGCAAACGGATCATCTACAACAGCGCCTTTGGTCTTAAAAGTCGCAAAGGTGAGGCCAGAGCTTTTACTCCGGTCAACGGCAGCACACACGTCTTCATGAGGTAAGACGGAAGAGCAGTTCATCACAGAAAATTTCTTAATCGTATACTCGATAGAGCAATCGAAACCCTCTTTGTGAGGGGCAAATTTCTTTGGGCAGAAGAACTTATCCTCAGCCAACGTTTGAGCGTCTAAGCTGAGGTCCGCAGGTAACCATGATCCGTTTGAACGGAGCATGCTGCTGGCAGGGCCGTGTCGATGAATATTATTCTTAGGGACACGTACTGCGTGACGGCCAACAGAGCACATGGTTTTATGAAGGTTTTCGGCAGGAGTGACTGGAACCATGTCAAGTCCGCACTCTTGATTGCGAAGAGCAATCATGCCGAAGCCTTCCAGTTTTTTGAGTCAAGGTCTTTGAGTAGAGCACTCAAAGCCAGACCGTAGTTAGCATGATCGCTCTGGTTACCACTATGAATAGCAACCAGACATCCATTAATAAAGACAGGAGCACCACTGTCGCCAGGTGCAGAAGAGCACGAGTAGCAAACGGTACCATCGAGTTTAGAGACATCAGACGAGATGCAGCCGGGCGCAACGCCATCAACCGTAACAATCGCAGCATGTTCCATCATCTTTGGAGTAACTCCATACTTGGTTATTGGGGGTATATTGACACTCTTACTTAAATTAATAAAAGCTAAATCGATAAAAGTCTTATTTGTAGAAAAATGGTAGACAGTTTTGTCATCATTTTCAAATATATGTAAATTACCTTTGTTATCTTTAATAATTGTTGGGATAGGTTGGTCAAAAACGTCAGCCAACACGACATGGGCCGCGGTGAGAACACCACGACGCAACGGTGTATCAGACAACTGAATCATGACACCGTGGCCAATGGCTATAAAGCCTTTGAGCGGGTCGTTGTAACCAAGTTGAACAACTGATTTCTTTGTTCCATCAGAAACTTTTTTGTTATTCGACATGGCTAATTCTTTTGTAGACTCGTCGTGACACTTATCTACATCAGATTGTGACGCACCTAACTTAGGAAACGGAACGTGCCTTCCTTTAAGCAACTCTTTAGCACGAAGAATACGACTCTTAATTGGGCGACCAGTATTATTGCTAATCGGTTCTTGCTCAATCTTAGAGGATGGTATCGTTTTAAAAGCTACTTTCTTTGGGGCAGGTTTAATCAAACTAATGATTTTATCCGTTATCTTAGTGGCAGCACTTATTGGGGCTGCACAACCGGCACATTTACTATCGCGAACGACAGGAACAGCTGGAAGGGGACGCACAGGAGTGGTAGTTTTATAGCCGTTGGAAGGAACCCACTCATTGGCTTTGCCAAGTTTTTGTGCCTTAACATAATCCTTATTCAAACGAGCAGGTTCTTTCGGGGGTCTGTTAGGATCTTGGGCTTTCTTGTTAACCCACCTACTTCTGCGAGGCTTTGAGGGTGCAAAAGGAACAGAGGTGGGAACAGACGCGGGAGTCGACTCTTGTTTGGGAGCCGGCTTTCGTGACACGATTGGGAGGGATTCATGAGAATTGTACCAATTGCCGAAATCGGAATCAACAGTCTCTTGATCTTTCTCCCATTCAGACAATTCTTCAGGTTCATCATCTTCCGATAAACCATCGATTTTGTCGTCATATCGTGGTACTTTACTTTTGTTCGAATTCCTACGTTTTTCATTTCGGCGTTGATTACGGGTTTTATTCGAAGTGTCCTTGTCAACTTTGGCGACATCATCATCTCGCTTAACGAAACGACGATTAACTGCATAAACCTTGGTACGAACGTACCTAAGGAAAAACAGCACAGCGAAAGAGACGAAGAAAACACCTAAAACAGGGTACTCAACAAACGCAGTATTGAACTTGTCTTTAGCGTCATTCTTTACATCGGTTAATGTAGTGACGCATCCTCCAGCTATGACAGCACACTGATCAGGCAACGACATTTCATGGAATCTTTCATTTGCTTCAGGATCGGTAATGGGAACTGATTCTCCATCAACGCAGAGCGTGAAATTATCCTGCTTCGTCACAATCCAATCACATGTTGTTCCAACGGCCATAATAGTGGGAGCTACACCTCCTCCTGCACAAAGAGTGACTAACGAAGAAAGTATTTTCGCACTTTGCAACCAGTCTTGACCAACATGGGCTTCAGATCTGAGGATCTTTACTGAGGTAGCTTGATTAGAAGTACAATAATCTTCAAGCTTTGTCCACAGTATCGAGGGACCAATAAATGAGCCATTAGCTTCAACACCAATTTTGGTGATAGCTTTAGTGACCCAAGTGTTTGCACCGCTGCTTACTGTAGTATAAAGAATCTTTTCACTCTTGTGGTAGACAAATACCTGTGCACCTTTCGATCCACAAACATCTGTTTTCGACTTAAGATAGAAGGAACTCCATTTCGGCAAGTTTACGTATGAATCGGCCAAAGGAAGATCGTCAGCAGAATCATATTGCGCGGCGGGAACATCTTCCGAAGACTCTATTGATAGAGTATTCGAATCTTGTGTTTGGAAGGATGAACCATTAAGGAACATCTTTTTATATGCCCACAACACTAAAACAGCTCCAGTGCAAGCGGCAACAATGACAGCAGCAAAAGATGCTGCTTGTGCAATGGCACTTTTAGCACGGCGGTTTCCGTATTGACGTAGCATAAGAGACACAAAACTGGAACAGGCACCCGTGAGGATTGTCCAGTAACCAAAGATGCCAAAAAAGACACCAAACATCATACCAAACATATTGCCAAAAACAAATAAAAGAGCCAAACCAGACAGAAATGAATTAACATGTTCCTTGGGATTAAAGGCAGTTAAAAAGTCCTTAGCACTATAGAAATAGTGACAAAGATTAGTGACTAATTCATCGAAACTCTTTCGAATGTTCACCTCGGCGACTACGTCACCGTTAGCAAACATGAAAGCTTCGGCTTTGGAAAGTTTTTTGACAAGGTCTTGAGCAATGTCACGTGAAACACCAGCAGTCTTGACGAGATCGTCAATATTCTTTTCCATATCCTTTGTGGGAAGTGGATTCAAATCTACTGTAACTTCAGGAATAAGAGGAGCAAAAGGATCAGCAATTGCATTTTCCTCAACAACCTTTGGACTAACAGTAGGAGTTGGTGTAGCATCTTTCCAAAATTTTGTGTATTTTGGATCTTCACGAAGATCAATTCCAAATAAACGAACCTTATGCTTGCCTTCTTTATAAAGGTAGCCTTTAAAGAACTTGTTGAAATTTGGAAGGCAGCCGAACTTGAAAAGAACACAACCAGACAAAGCAGTAGGGCTAAAAATGTTGGGGAGATCAGCACTGATCATCCTCGCACGCATCATAGCACTAAGTTGAATGGCTATAAACTCATCAACCCAAATCCTTCGACTTGGTTGATCAACTGCATA